TAACTCTGGCCGTAGCCGTAGCACCAGCGTTAGCACCCACTCCATTCAGTAGGCAAGCTGTCTCGATGTCGCGCTTGAGCTCTTTAGCTGCCTTAGCAGCTTGGTAGCCCACTTCGGACTGACGCCCGGCCTTCCGGACTACCTGTTCTGTGCCCGATATAATGAAATCGCGCATATTGATTTGACAATAGTTTCCAAGCCGTACCGTAGGCGTTACTGCCGTATACGAGCTCAGATCCTGGCCCTCAACTACTGGTGTAGCACTGGCAGCACTAAGGCTGTCAGTTTGCCACTCAAAGTAGCTGTTCTCGGCTTCTCTCGTTCCTATGTTGCTCTGAAAAGGCGTCTGTGTCGGACTTATGTCTGCAATCAGATCGCTGCACCTCAAAAAAATTCTTGAGATTTCTTCGAGTCGGTTCGTTAGTCCGACCCCGCTCCAAGGAGCTGCTGCGTGTTACCACGCAGATGAGACTATATCATCACCTGTTCTAGGTGGACGGCGCTTCGGCTCACTTGAGCCTACTCCTTTCGGATAGTCGTTGCACGTTCCCCACAAGGGGGCTTCGCTCAGTATTGTCCCGCGAGGGAGGTCCACTGAATTCACCGTCTTATTGCCTGTGCATCCCTGCACAGCGACCCCAGCGTTCCAAGGTCTTCTCTGATGCCCTTAGCGTCATAGGTTAGAAAAGTATTGGCTACAACTGCCATAGAATTATTTTTTCCTCTTAGTTAATCCGCAAGCATCTCAGCAAACAATGGAGCAGCGTCATCAACCTTGCCGGTCGATCTCAGCTTCTGCCGTTGTGCCTTCTGTTTGCGGGTGTGCGTCCGGCGCGTAGTCTCCCGACTGCCACCTTGGACGCTACCGATTTTAGATTTGGCCTCAGTGATTTTCGTACCGTTGGTCAGTTCATCGTAGAGCATAGCCTTTCGCAGTATTACTACCGCTCGAGAATCGTACAGTTTTTGGAGCTCCTCCTGGGAGTAGCCCTCAACCTGTCCATACTCCATCAATTTCCGCTGATCTTCAGCTTGAACTTCACCATTAGACCATTCAGGAATTTTTTCGAGCACCTGACCACGCTGAACAGCTAAATACTGTTGGAGCTTCTGATTACGCTCTTGCTCCTGGATACCTTGCATTCGTTGCTGTTCCGCGATCACAGACTGAATCTCACCAGCTCGCTGCCGCTCTAATTCTCTGAGCTGCAAATACTGCACTGGATTTTCACGCTCGAGAGCGGCCCAATCCATGTCAGCTGGTTGACTAGCTGCTTCCATCTGTGCTCGAAGTTGCTGCAGTACCCCTTGGTACTGCTGGTACGTCTGGCTCAGGGCCGCCTCTTGAGCTGGCACATTCTGGAGTTGTTCATCCAGCGTTTGCCGCTCCGTTGCGAGCTCCTGGGTCCGTTGTGTGTACGTTGCACCTCGCTGGTATCCAGCGACGAGTTCGTTCAACGATACTTGCGACTCTTCACCATCTGCCTTGATGGTGTAAATCGGCTGATCATTTTCAGATAGCTCGCCTTCCGGTTCGTCAGCTGGTTGCTCGTCCACCACCGCGTCATCGGCTAACGCGGCATCCTCCTGTTGCTCTACCTCTAATGAATCGCTCGAAGGTGGCTCTTCCTGGGAAGAATCCTCTTGCGGTAGCTCATCAGATCCGGTGAGCACTTGGGTGAACTCATCTTGAATCTCACCCATAGAGCGTGGGCCACTACGTTCTGGTGCTTCTGTGGCTACAAGTTCGCTCATATCGTTATGTCCTCATTTTTTTCTTGCGTTTCTTGTCTACGGTCCAATCGTTGATCAATGTTCGCAGGTGCCTTAAAACTTCGTCAAGGCCACGGCATTGATGGTATAGACTTTCCCGTGTTGTCATGTCGTTCAATTCGGTCAAAGACCATTGAGCGATCACGCTCGTTTTAGCGTTCTCGACGGCCTCTAAAAAGACATCATCTTTCAGGATCTCCTGAGCTCGCCTGGCCTTCATCTCTGGTGTCAGGCTCATAAGCCTTCCCTCAGATTAGCTTTCACGATCTCGAGATCGACATCATTCTGGAATTTCTCTTCAGCCGTAAATTCGCGTATAGCGAGATCTCCTGCGATCCTCGCAGATTCACGTTCATCGAGCTGCTGCTGTTTCATCGCAGCCAGTTGCAGTTTCTGCTGCTCTATCTGAGCCCGGCTCTGAATATCAGCCATCTGCACTTGAAGCATCTTGTCTTCCACTGACGGCTCAGGAGGCTGCTGCGGAGGAGGCGGCGTCCAATCAATTGGGATCGGCTTGAAGAACTGGTTGGAATCCTTGAACCCGGCCACTTCGAGCATCTTCGCTAATGTATTCCTGAACTGGCCTAGCCCGACCAACGGGTTATCGGGTCCGAGTTTCTCTAGGATTTCTTTCTGCTGTCCTGCGACATTGGCGAGCACTGCGAGTTTCTCGTCGGTCAACCCACTACCCAACCCTACGGATGCTTCGCAGTCCATCGTGGCATCCCACACTCGCGGATCGACAGGCACCCAGGTGTCGCGTAACCGGATAACCCGCTCGCGGTTCTGGTGCGTGATCACCAATTCGAGGATTCCTTTCATCATACGCTTGAAGCCATTCGCGAACAGTCGAGCCATGAGCTCGAGGTGCTGTTCGGCACCTTTCACTGTCGCCTGGACAGCTGCCCGGGTAGTCGATTGCAGCACATCCGGGTCGAGCCCTTGTGATGCAGCCGTCTGGCCGGTGCGTGATTCTTTCATCTGGTCTAGGTAGGCGATCATCGGAAAAGCGTCTTTGCCCAGGAACGGCACAGTGTACGGCGTAACCATACCGGGTTGGCGCATTCTGATAATCGCTCCCGGCTCATCGTTCATCACATCGTCCAGGTCCACCATCCCGTCTACTACGCCCATTCGCGGGTAGAGGCTGAACGCCAAACTGTCGAGCATACCGCGAATCGTAGCTGACTTGATTCTCTGTATGTCTTTGGTCAGATCAGCCAGGTCAGACCCAAAGAAAACGTGCGGCTCCGGATCTGCGTTGAACACGGCAAACGGAATACTTGTAGCCGGTTCGTTGTTCACCACTTCATAGTTATCGCCTATCGTGCAGATTCTTCTGAGTTCGGCTATGCCGTCACCGTCATAATCGATATAGGTCCATGCTTCGACGTACAGAACGCGCCTACGTTCGTAGGCCGATAATGGGCTCCGAGTGTCCGGGTCTGAAGTCCTGGCAATATATTCTTGGCTGTCGATGAACCCAACTTCATTGCTCAGGTGATCTTCGAGCATCTCTTGGTCATAGCCCAACGCGACGAGCGAGCTCAACGTAGCCATCGTTCGGTGCCCACAAATCTGGCAATCGTCCAGCGAAGTAGCTGCCGCATCTACGAAAAACTCTTCTGGCGGCATCGTTTCGAGTTTAACCCGATTCCGCTTTGTGCTGCGTTTGATTTCCACATCGTACATCTGCGGAACCGGCTGACCTTGGGCTTCGAGCTGCATCATCTGTTCTTCGCTGATACCGGGTGCCGGCTTGCCAACCACCGACACAGCTTCAACTCCTTCCTCCTGGAGTATCAGCCCTAGCGATCCCTCGTCCAGCCCTTCAAATGTGTGTGTGTTTATACTTATAGAATCGTCCCACCACCATTTTACGAATCCACCTCGATTCATCAAGGCGTCCTTGAAGACGCTATAGAAAATCTCGAGGCCATCGTTATCGTATTGGAGGATGTAATTCGTATAATCTGTGGCCTGTTCTGCCATAGCCAGATCATTAGGGTTCCGGGGAATGAACTCGACTGCCTTGGACGATCCGAAAAAGACGCGCATCATCGAGGGCAAAACCGCCTGGACAGCATCGCGCACATCTCGAGACACTACTTGTGAGCGGCCAGGAACCTCATTACCAAATGGTTCGCCACGGTAGTATTTGGTGGATTCGGCCCGGATAGGGCTGATCTCGTCATCGATGTACTGAATAGCGTCTTCAATGGCTGAACGAACAGAGCTTTCCAGCTCCTCTTCGGTCATCCCTACGCCGGCCTCAGTTTCGGCCTCATCTATGTATGCCAAAGATGGTACTCCAATCCTCTGCCCCATGATAACATACTATTTGGGATCAATCTCTGTCAAAAATCAAAACACTTAGGGGCACCGGGCTTCCGGGGCAGAGTGGAAGATGATTCCCTGTGGTTATTTAAGCCTCGCCGTGAGATCCCACACCCCACCGGCATAGGCCCCCTAAATTACTCCTGCCAAATTCCGCTTGAGCTTGCCTGTGTGCCTCGAGCTCCGACCGCCAATCGCGGTTCCTGCGTCACTGGCGAAGGTCAGTACAAATGCGTCAGCCGAGTCTGGTGAGGCTACGCCCCGCTTCTTGAGCTCGCCCTTCGATTCGATCTTCACTCGCCCACTCGACGTATAACTATATCGCACAGTGGAGAGTTCTGCTTTCAGCCCCGGATCTCGAGGAAGTCGAACATCTCGACCTTCCAGCCAAGCCTTCGCCTTATACCAGAGCTCGGAGCGCAAGTTCATGTATTGGGTGCCCAGCGCAGGACTTTCAGCGACATTGATCCCGTAAGCTGGCAGTCCCAGCTCACGCAGCCGATCCACAACCCCGGCACCTAGACCGATAGCATCGACAAAGATTTCTAGTGGCCGATCTTCAGTAGAATCATATTCAGCTTTGATCGCACCTGTCAGTTGCATGGTGTCCAGGTTACGCCACAGTCGGATCGGCTCAGTGATAGCATTTCCTTTTCGCTTACAAAGTGCTGATGAGTCGGACCCGAATCGTGCTACGTCCACGCCCCATACCGTAGGACCGAATGGCGTAGGCTCAACGTCACGGCTGATCGCTTCGGTGATGAGCTCCTGGGCGATTACCGTATCATCGTCGCCCCGGGGAAACTCGCCCAGCACCCGCACTCGATAGACGTTGCTTTCTTCACCGTAACGTACCCGGCACTCTTCGATATACTCTTTAGACACCCGGGCAGTGTCTTCACAGGACACATGGAACGTCTTCCAACGCTCGCTCAGTTTGTGGAATGTGTC